CCTAAGATATCGGCTGTATTAGATATAATATACCCTGCATTGACGGATTCATTACCCGTGGAGTCCAGTGCTTTGATTAAGTAGGCTCCAGATAGTAAAGGTACAGATACATCAGTAGAAGTACCAGGTACTGTTTTATTAACATCTGTAGATCCTGCCCAGGTTACTCCACTAGTTTTACTAGTATGCCTAATCCAGTAATTACCCCCGGTAATTACATCCAGGTCTGAGACAGCTGTCCAACTTAGGTACGCCTGATCCCCTCTAGCGACCATATTAAAGTTAGTTACGTCTCCAGGGGCACTTGTTTTACCATAAATTTCCTGCTCTAAAGATGCGTAGGGTGAGTATAACATTAGAAAATTCTCCTTGTTTTAACTCTAAATTCTAAAGTTCCTGCAGGTGCATCATCAATAGTGATACTTTGCGCAGAGGTTTCCCCCATAGAGGTCCAATTTGTAAGAGCAGGGGCCTTTCTTCTCCACTCTACATAATAAGAGGCTACATAAGGGTAAGTAGTAGAGGTCCCAGGAGTTTTAGGTGCTTCCCAGCTAAAAGTGGCTCTGTTCTTAATATTCCTCATAGAATCTATATATAGTTCTTCGCTAATAACTAAGTTAGAAGGTTCAGGTACTGCGCCACTAGGGTCGGGTAAGTTGCTTGTACTCTTTTGTGAAAAAGACAAATTTTGCTCTATGTAACCAAACTTAGCGCCATGGTACTTTAGAGCAGATACATCTACTACACTAGGCTCTGCCTCTTTAACATATAGTACTCTAAAGTCTTGGGCTTCTACAGTTCCTACCTCTTCTAACACCCACAGATAGGGGGTAGTAGGGGTATTAGAAAATGCAGAAGTTACTGTAAGCTCCGATACATCTTCTGTAGTACTAATTGTAGATACATCCTTTGTTTCAGTCCATATGTATGGCTTCCACTCATTAGAGCCGTGTGCATTTAAACATGCTGATTGAGTAGCTTCTGCTTGCTTAACTCCTGATCTTACACACGCCTGCTCCGTATTCATTATGGATAGTTTATATGTGTTACCAGATACTACAGGGGTAGGTGCGTCTAGTTTAACAACTGTAGTAGTACTACTAGATGCAATTCTTCCTCCGTACCTTACTCCTGCCCGGCCTGGATCCGCTATTTTTATTAGGTCTCCCGGTCTTATTGCTGCGCCGTCTAGCCCAGTTTTAAAGTTAACTACTTCCGTCTCATATCTTTCAGTATATAGTAGCCATCTGCCGACTCTATTAGCTTGTCCTTGTGAGGTACAACCTACCGCTCTAACGTCCTTAGAAAATATTTGGTTGTTAGCATTTACTATACCTTCGGCATCTTCTACGTATTCTACGTGCTGTCTATAGTAGTCATCTGGGTCATTCCAAGTAACGTACGCTACATTATGTCTTTGTTTTCTAGAAGAGCCTTCATATGTGAAACTTTTATCTAATACATTCGCACTACTAAAAGACATCACTGCCTCTTTAGGAGAGTCTTGAATTGCAGAAACCTGCCCCTGTTGCCAGTATATCATACCTCTAAAAATTGAGGCGATATCATTTAGTATTTTATAGGCTTCTTCTCTGCCTTGTAAATATAGGTTACAAGAGAACCTTGCCTCCATATTGCCCCAGCCATCACTAACTCCTGCAAAGTTACCACTACTATCTACTGCATCACAATATCTTCCTATCTCGTATAGGGACCATTTATCCAACTGATTAGTATCCAGCCACTTTCCTAGTCCATATCTGTCATCAGTACATAAATCATATAGTACCCAAGCAGGGTTACTTGTCCAAGCAGTAGTAAATGTACCATCCCAGGCTCCTGAATATAGAGTAGTCCCTACTGTAGTTCCTGTCCAACTTCCCCCTGCTTGCTCACACCTATCTTTACGTCTATACCCTGATAAAGAACAATGTCCTTGGTCATATGGAGTATAGTTACTAGGCACTTTTATTTTCAACCCTTTAATTTCGTAGCCTCTTTTAGGGATACTATTAAATTGTTTAGCATTTATCTGAATAGCCATCAAAGCGCTATTAGGGTACCTAAGTTTATTGTCTATTATTTTTGTATAAGTACCAAAATGTATATCATTGTTGGTTTGGGCGTCTGCAGCATCCTCTGTCACTCTTTCTACTTTAATCGCAATCTGGGTAAACCCAGAAGACTTCCAAGAATCAGGAATTTCAATTCTAAAAGCCCTTTCATATCTAGAAGTAGTTTTACCATCAAAAGAGGACGATACTAATTCTGTCCAACTTCCATTATTATCTTTTTCTAAATATATTTTAAATTCTACTTTCGAGCCATGCAGGCTACCTTTAGTATCTTGATAAGTTAATCTAGGAGTAAATAGTGTTACTCTTACTGCATCAAGGCTAGTACTATATATAGTAGTAATTACAGGGCCTGGAGCACCTTTTTCAACTTTCTGATTGACAACCATTTCAGTTTCCGCACTAGGGAACCCTGCGATGTAAGACTGTGAATTCGTACCCGGTCTAGTGTTATACACTACGTCATCAAAGTTTTCAGCCCCAGCTCCATCTTGTAGAGGAGTCTCATTTAAAAATATAGACTGTTTAGCATTAATTAGCCCTCCAATTTCTCCCTCGGATACTAAATCGATCAATCTAGCAGTGGACTCTGAGAATAACGTATTATCATCCTCGGAAGGAGCGGAGGCGCCGCCTCCTCCTCCTTTACCGCCCCCACCTTTACTACCTTGAATATTACCAGCGCCAAGGCCAGCATTGTGTACTCGTATGTTGCCTGCTATAAAAGTATGTTGGTTTTCCACGGTTAGATTGTAAACAGTAGTAGGCTCTAACTTTTCCACCCCTATTAAAGGGCGTAAGTGTCCATTCTCATCAGTTAAACAATCATCAAACCCTAGGCTACCTATCTCTACAAAGGCATTAAACTGATTAAGTACCCAGTGGTTAGGCGTAGCATCTAAGTGTCTACCGCCCCAATATGTGTACCTAGATACCTCAAACTCTTCGTGTTTATGTATTTTTAATACTTTAGAGGTATGCAATTCGCCCTTGTAATCAAAACTAAGTACCTTATCCCCCACTTCCAGCTCGTCTATGCGCACTGAAGAATTAGGTATACTAACTAAAGTATCCCCAGGGAAGCAACCCCCTTTTGATCCTGATATCCAATTATTATCGCTCATTTAGTCTCCTAACCTTGTATCTGTTCTGTAGTTATACTAGCACTTATCAATGCTCCACCTACTATTAATTGCCCATAACATACTGGGATTGCAACACCTTGATTAACTGTGTTTTCGGGGCCTCCGAATCCATGGTTCTCTGTCTTCTCTGCAAATTCTTCATCACCTAGTGCAGGAGGGGAAGGAGCTAATAGCTCTGCTACTCCCGTCATTACTAAGTTCATACCAATGGCTAATCCTAGCTGCCCCCAGCCCCAGCCTGCTCCTGCACAACTCGCGTATACACAAGATACAACTATGATAACAACTCCAATTATTATCTTACCCCAAGAACTTTTTGCTCCTAATATAGCGGGAATTATCTTTATAGTATCTGCAGAGGTATTTAGTACAAGCTCCTCAGCTTCTAGAGATTCTCTACCTGCCACTATCTTGTACCCTATATTTCTAGATTGTGAAGTAGATAAAAATTGTTCAAATCCTTCTAAATTAGCTTTTAAGGCTCTGATAGCTTCTGCAGGGGATTCTATATCAAACTCCCATTCCTTACCGTATTTTTCTGCTAGTTCCCCATATAATTTTATCTTCTTTAGCATACTATGTTCCGTCCGTATCTTCAGTCATTATACCAGAGCTAATTGTTGCCCCGCCTATAATTAATTGCCCATAACATACTGGGATTGCAACACCTTGGTTTATAGTATTAGCAGGGCCATCAAATGCGTGCCCAGTCTTATCCTTCTGCAGAGCATCACTAGTAGGCCCTTTGGGGTCGGGTGCTAACATTTCAGCAACCCCTGACATTATTAAACTCATACCTACATTAGCAACAATACTGCCCATAGTAGTTAAAGCCCCTGTAGAATCTACCCCATATTGGTAGGCTAAATATATCATAATAGCCCCTACAATTATCTTTCCGATTTTAGACTTTGCCCCTAATACTACAGGTATTATTTTTATATCCCCCTTACCAAAAGGTTCAAGTATCTCTGCATTACTATCTATGTATCTGTCCCCAGTTACTACTTTATAGCCTACCCCTCTCTTTTCGGAGTTCAGTAAAAATCTTTTAAAACCCGCATTATTAGCACACAAGGCTCTTATCGCTTCCGCGGGTGAGGTCACATCTAAGTTCCAGTCTTTACCGTACTTATCCGCTAGTTCGCCATATAACTTTACCTTCTTTAACATAGTGATTTGTGCCTTAAATGATGCGTAGTATGCTTCCTCCAGTACCCCCCGTAAAGTTCCTTATTAGAGAGCCTACCGTGTACATGATGTAAAATTTTATCTTCGCCAACAAAAACTGCGGCATGGTTTGGTACAGGTGAAACTAATTTTATTAAAAAGACATCATATTTTCTAATATCTGTTTCATCAAGTATACGTACAAAACCTTGTTCTTCATAGTTTTCTAAATATCGGTTCTCTCCTTTGTCCCACCAGCCATCTGTACCACTGTAACAAGTAAAATCGATATTTAGTTCTTTTTTAAAATAATCTTTAAGTAAAGTACAACAATCTAAAACTCCATAACTAAAGCTTCTTCCTAAGATAGGAGCTTCGTACCCCTCAGGCTCCCAGCTGCATAGTCTATTTCCAGGCCAGCTCAATATGTGCCAAGGCTTATTAGTAGCTTCGCAACTTACTTTATCTACCTCAGAAGGTTCGCACCCATCATTAGGATGAGAGTGGCAAATACCTAAAATTGATCCTGTATCTTCTGCTTCTGCATAGCTTAAGGGATCTAGTATAAAATGCTCTTCCGGATGCTCTGCTATATTTCTAGTAGGGAAGTACCTTTCTTTCTTCCCTACTCCTAGTACAAACCCACAGGCTTCCCTAGGAAATTCACTTTTAGTATGTTCTCTAAAGTCCTCTAATGTCTTCTCATTCATCGTACGGAGCCCATCTTGACTCCAGCTCCTGGGAATCCCCCAAAAGGACTCTCCACAGTTTCAGGGAATCGTAATTCACAAGAAGTAAATGTTTTAGAACATACATCATCAGCAGAGGAAGAAACAGAATTATTATTAGTATCCCAGTAACTAGACCCAGCGTACCCACACTCTACTCCCTTATACTTCCAAGGACATGAGTTAGAAACTACTACCCTAGAGGGTAGTTTAACTCCATGTACATCAAAAGCTGCGGTTAATTCAAACTGCACATGAGTATTAGCTTCTACAGACTTACGGTCTATAAACCATATTTCATCTGAAAAGTGAGCAGTATCATCAGCTAAAGCACTGGCGTACCAAATTCCTGGGCCATCTGCTGCTTCACAAGTTGACTGGTTATACACAGTCCAAGTTCCTGCAGAC